TTTAAAATCAATGACTTAGTGGATGGGGCTCTTCAGCAAGGTCAATATCGAGTGCTGGGCCGTCAAAAAAGAACTCTGGATTCGTTCCGAAAAAAGGTTTCCCTTTTTTTATTGTGTTTATTAGGGTCTGGCATTTGTTCCATTTACGAGAAAATGCAATTCCTCGACCATCTTCCAGAACCCACCAGAATTTTCCAATTCTCTCTATACTATATTCGTGTTTTTTCATGCAAACAACTTAGAAAAATCTTTACGGCCTGAAACTTTAGTCATAAATTTCATCTTATCATCTTCATCTTGCCGTTCACCAAACTTACTATTATCCATGACAGATTCATCTTTCTGTGTTTCTTGGTCACAATCTGAAAGTCTCATTCGAGTTCTATCAACTCCAACAACAAACTTTCTGTGAAAAGAAGGGTCGTTGTATCTGTTCTTCAGTTGCTTGATTGCAATCTGTCCAAGATCATCAAGTGCTTCATTTGTTATCATTGCAAACATAAAGTCGGCAGTTGCAGGAAGTCCAAAACTTTCTGATGTATCTTCAAGGCCTGGGTCACTATTTGTAAATCCACTTCTATTAACTTGTGTTGCAGTTACGATAGGAAGATTTGTTTCAACTGCAAGTCCTCTTAGTTCCTCTGCAATCGACTTCACATACATATACGAGTTTGTAATGTTGTTTTTCAATCTTGATGAACCACATATATTTAGATAGTCCACATATATGATATCAGGTTTAAATTTCTTTTTTACTTTTAATTCTGATAGAAGATGTCTAAAGTGTCCACTATGAACGGAAGCCGTTGGATATTCTTTTATGATAAGATGTCCTTTTGTCTTTGCACGAAGTTTATCAATCTTTTGCTCGTAAATCTTTTTAGGAAAGTCTGGAAGTTCGTTAATCGGAACATCAAGAAGATTTGAGTCAATACGTTCTGCAATTCTTTCTTCTGCCATCTCCATAGTAATATAAAGAACATTCTTACCTTGCACAAGATTTGCAGCTGCAAAGTGACACATTGCAAGTGTCTTACCAACTCCTGTACCAGCAAGTATAACATTAAGTGACTTACGAGATAAACCACCTTTTGTGATTGCATTGAAATGCTCAAGGTCAAATGGTATCTTTTCTTCTATTCTTTGATAGGACTCATATCTTTCTTCTGAATCTTCAAGAAAGTCGTGACCGATATTTGTATCAAAACAAACACCAAGAGCATTTGATAATATTGTTGGTATTGCACCTTTGTTTTCATCTGCATTTCCATCAAGTATAGAAATGGATTTCATAATACCATTGTAGATTGCTCTTTCTTGAAACCACTTTTCAGTCTGGTCAACGAGCCATTCTTCTTCTTGTTCTGTGGGATTATACTGCGATAGAAATGATGATACTTCTTTGTATTGAACATCTGTCAGTTTCTCTGACTCTAGCTCTATTACCAATACATCTTTTGTTGGTATCTTATTGTACTTCTCTACAAAGTTAATAACTCTTTGTACTATCCATTTAGAGGAAAAGGTTTCAAAGTATTCTAAGTCAACAAAGGGCAGTATCTTTCTTGCATACTTCTCATTTGCTAGTGTCTGTTCTATTATTGTCTGTTCGTTCACTTCCTATTCTTCCTCCTGACGTATCGCTGTTGATGATGATATCCATAAGAACATCTCCAAGTAAATTTTCTAATTCTTCCGACCTATCATCCTCAACAGGAGACTCTTTCATAACATTATATTCAAACTTCAAAACAAGCTCATCATCATCCATCACATTTGCAAACGATTCAAACTTAGGTATGACTTGCACCATTCCATAAGAATATATCATACCTTTATACTTTCCGTCAAGTATTTTTACAGGAGCAATTTGTTCTTTTGCATTATTCATTGAATCCAAAAGAACTTTATATTTACTCCCTATCTTTTCGTCATCCAACCGACTCAAGTTCTTCTTCCTTCTCTACTTCATCTTCTTCACCATAAAGAAACTCTTTTCGAGCTGCAACCTCAAGTTTCTCCATGATTTCTGGAGTATAGAATTTTTCTGGATTTGAATTGATTGTCTTACCAAAAGTTTTTGTGCCATCAGGAAGTTCTATACGAGTAGAAACTTTCTTGAAGATACCATACTTCTCTGCAAGTTCAAGCAATCCAAAGTAACGATCAAGTCCTGTTTTATAAGACAACATAACAATCACTTCTTTGTTTTCTTTTGTCAACCTTGACTTGTGCATCTTTACTCTTATCTGATTACCAACAACCTCTGTGCCATCTTTCTCTTTTCTCTTACTTAGATAACAGATTTGAGAAGATGCATACTTGAGGCCTGAACCACCAGACATTTCTTTTGTTGGAATATATGCACCAACAACATCATAAACATGATTAGTAATTAATAACGGAACTCTTGCTTTTGCAAGTTTAAGATTAAGAACACGAAAAGTTGCTTTGAGTAACTGTGCCTTTGTCATATCTCTTGTTTCTTTTCCGTCAGTCGAATCTTCCAACTCTTTTGAAGAAGAAAGTTGACCAAGTGAATCAAGAACAAGTAACATAGGAGGTCTATCATCAAGTCCTATGTAGTTGTCAAGTATACGAAGTGCAAGAGTTCTAAACTCCTGTATAGATATTGTCTCTGCAATCGTTACTCTTTCAGTATCGACACCACGTTTACGCATCATCTCTTTTGTTACTGCAGCCTCTGTGTCAAAGTAATAGACACCACCTGTAGGATTATCGTCAAGAAACTTTTTAACAAGACCGAGAACAAAGAAAGTTTTTCCTGTTGCACTCTCTCCTGCAAATGTTGTTATCTTGTTGTTAGGTACTCCACCATATAGAGAACCACTAAAAGCTGCATTAAGAATATAACTTCCTGTATCAATGTTTCCTGCAAACTCAGCTGAAGAACTAGCATCATCTGCTAGAAAAATATTACCGTCTGTGTTTATCGTCTTGTTTAAATTCCGAAAAAAATCACTCATTTATTAATTTCACTCCAAATTGCTTCTACCATGTCGGACTTCTTAGACCGAGCATCAAGTTTTAAATCGTACCACTTGTAAGCAAATTTGTCAAGTTCTTTTTTACTCATTTTTGATAAATCTTCTTTTGTTCCAGACCATGTTTTTTCAATCGTTTTGTATATTGTAAAATAATATACTCCTGCAATAATTACAGCAGATATTAATCCGTAAACGAAGATCAATTCAAATAATGTCATTTCACTCTCCTATTTTTTAATTTTGACAATGCCTGTTTTTGGGTCTTTGTGATAGTTGTCCGTTCCAAACAGGACTTTTCCATCTGATGTATCAATATAAGTTTCATCTTGAATACCACTATCAGGCATCCAATCTTCTTTCTCTGGTTCTGGCTCTTCATTTATTTCTGGTTCTTGTACAACCACTTCACCATCCTCAGTATCAAGACCAATGGGAGTCTCAATAATCTTTGTTGTATTTGATAATTCTTGTTTTTGTTTTTTAACTTTTACCTTTGTCTCTCTTACCTCTGCAAGAGATGAATTAGCTGCAATCAGAAGAAGAACTGCAAGAGGGTCAAACACAAAGACAAGAAGAAGTATAACACCTCTTACTGCACTTTCTAGGACTTCCTCAGTACTTTCTCCATAGACCAACTCTGCGATATATCGTACTGGCCCAACTTCTAGTTCTATATCTCTTATTGTTTGTTCGAGGTCAAATCGTGATAGTTCAATCTCTGCAATACGATTACCTGACTCATTGATTTCATTCTGTAGTCTTGCTCTTTCTTCTGTTTGCTCTTCTCTTTTATCGAGTCCTCTACTAATATAGTTTAAATCTATGTATGAGTCAATAGATTTATCAAGTTGGTCAAGTATTTTATTGTTTCTTGAAATAACTTTTTGTTCTCTTTCAATCTGAAGATTAAGAGAATCAATCTGTGCAGAAACATTGTTAGATGGTGCGTTCTGGTCGATATGTGCCTTTGATAGAAAACCAAAGATACCCATAGAAGTAATAATCATTAAAACGACAACTGCAATTGTCAGATAACTTTTAAGAAAGACAGGAGCTCGTTTCCAATTATTGTAGAGCCAACTTGCAGTCACAAGTTTTCCTACTTCAAGAACAGTTCCCATTGTTGCAATTGCAATCGGAGCAGATGCAAAGATTGCCATAAGACCAATGATACTGTAAGCAGCTGCAACTACAGAGATTGATAATGCAACCACAAGGGTAAGTATCGCCATAAACATAATATAACTATTTTCTTTTTTTCTTTTCTAATTCACTCTTAATCCATTGTTGAGCAAGTTTATTCTTTACAGGCTTGGCTGCAAACTTCTTAACTTGTTTATATGCCATATTAAGAATATCATCTTTTGCATTATTGTTGTCTATAATAAGAAAGTCTTTTCCAAACAATCCTTGAAATCTTCCAATGTTTTGCTGAACATCTTTGTGTGATTGTTTAACAATATCTTCTGGAACTTTTCTTTCTCTTTTTAAATTTCTTTCCAATGCAACTTCTAAACTTGTATTTACAAAAATCATATAAGGTTCATAACCAAGTCTTTGTAATGCTTCTTTTTGCTTTTTAATTTTTGCATAGTCTTTTGCAGTTCCATCTATAATCAATCCAAGACGACCATGTACATACAATCCCATTTTATTGTTTGTAATTTGTTTTGCCTTATCCCTCATTGTATCTCTTTTCTCAGGGTCAAGTTTTCTGAAGTCGAGAGATAATCCAGCTGCCTTTGTGATGTGTTCAAATGCACTATCACTATTGACAAGTTTTAATCCAAGTCCTCTTGTTACTCTTTTCTCCACATACGACTTACCAGAACCAGGCCCTCCTGCAAGAAAGAACACTTTGAAAATAGAAGGGTCGTATACTCCTTCTTGTAGATATTCGCTGAATCCTTTTAACGTCATATTATCCTCTTGTGATTGCAAGAATCTTTTTCATTTCTTCTTCCAATCTTTCTTTACGATTGGGCCAATGAATATATTCTTTCTCTGATGTTTTTAATAGATTTGCATATAAAGGCATAACAAGTTCTTCAAGTTGATTAAGTTTACTTGTCACTTCTTCTCTTGCCTGTGCAGCTGCTTGTGCAATTGTTCCGTCATCTTCAATTGCTTTTCTTTTGAGAAGTGTGTCCACTTTATCTTCAAGAGGTTTAATAGAATTAAGTATCACACGTTGAATATCATTCTCATCTACTGATGGAGGAGTATCTTCTGCAGCTGTTTGTTTTGCCTTGTAGGTTTCTTCATCAATTGCACTAAACCCAAAGTCTGCATTTGCATATTCTTTTAGAACGTCACTCATATCTTAGACTACCCAACATACAGGATAAACACACCAATATGGATTTGCAAAACCAAGCATCCACAATATCATAATCCAAAGTGGTATTTGTACAAGAATTTTTCCTTTTGACCATTTTCGAAACCTTATTGCGTTTTCTGTTGTAATTCCTAATTTATTAAATATAGTTTCAACCAACCACTTCATTCAAAAAATCCTTCTAACGTGTTTATCTTTATCGCACT